GCACACTGTTTGCCAACTTAATTGTTTGAGCTTTGCCATTTAAAGGTTCCTTAAGGAAGATTGGCTTGACATCTACTCCGTTCCACCAGTGCGCACCGCAGCTTTCTCTGTAGTACGACGAAGAGTAACTCTTCGCCTTATTTACAGTGAAGCCAAGGTCTGCAGCGACGGAACTGAATAGGTCAATAGAACGTGAGGGTAAGATTACGTCATCACCGAAGACCGTAATGCCTGACGTACTAAGGCCTAGATACTCAGTAATACTGAGAGCTAAGCTATAGAATATCAAGCTTTCCAGTTCAAAGGTGAAGCCGTTTCCCATGCTCGAGAACTTCTCGAATGTGAGAATTCTATCCTTCACAACACCGTACTTCGACCTAAAACAATCTAACAAGGTATACCATTTGACCGGGAATAGTTGATAAACTAATTCGCGGGAGATGGTATCACTTGCAGAAGAAAAGTCTACTGTTGCAAGTTTGTTAAACTTAGCAGCAATTCGACTACGCTCCTGATTAATAGATTGTGAATTTAGGTCGATCCCAGCTCTCCGAAGACGCTCTCTCAGCATCGTTCCAAGACCCTTTTGAAACCAGAGATTAATCCCTGGTTCAATGGCAATGGTACGATCTGTTTTAGCGTTTTTGGGAACCGTTACGATCTTTGAAGCGCCTTGAATCTTGAAGTCCACATCCCAGTTGGGATATGCCGACAGGAACCAGGGCTTAACAAAGTCGTACGCATCAAGTGTTATATGGTTCTCAGAACCAAATTTCTTGGGATGCGTTGCATGACGCCTCTTCACAGAGGTAGTCGCGCCGGGACCGAAGTTGCAACTATCTACGAACTCTTCTGGGTCAAAACGATCAAGAATTCGACTTATATGCTGACTCATCTTGAATAAGATAGGCTCAGTTTCACGGGTTGTAAACCGTGAGAGTCGGATACGTTGATTCGTCTTTCGGCAGACCTCTTCAGCTGCAAAGAATGTATCTAGAGCAACCGCCCCTTTATCTATTCCTAGATGAAGAAACGTCGCCTTAGATAGCAACTTTGTAGCAGCGAGGGAGTCCCGTGCCGACTTCAAGTCGTTGTAAAACAACGGATTGAAGTCTAAGGCGACTAGCTGTTGATGCTCTTTATTCTCATAAAGAAGCCAGACAGCTAGAGACCTAGCACAGTCGAGTCCTGTTAGATATTCGTGAATAAATTCACGTCGCAATGATGATTCGTTAGAACGGGTCATCTGTGTTACTCCATATATGAAATAGCAATCACCAACAACGAAGAAATCTACGGTTAGTAGACGTCCTCGAAGTTCTGAACCGCAGCCGTGGTAACGGCGTTGATCAGGAGTTGGTCAGCATACTTGCGCAGATCGAGACGGATCGTTTCCGAAGCTTGCTTCGGAAGAACGAAAACCACATCGACGTACGCTTCTGCGACCTTTTTGGTGGTGTCAACCGTGTCCATTACGGGCACGATAACACGCTGTTTCACACGGGAGACGGTGCTTCCATTCTTCGGAAGAGTGACGCTCATGGTGATCTTCTTCTTAGCATCGAGCACTGTTTCGGTGCCAAGCCAAAAAGAAACACCAGAAGCGTCCTTCGACTGAGGATTGAAAGCCTGTGCCACGGCGGCGTTGTTTTGCAACGAGAGAGCAGCGAAAGCTGACATTGGTATCTCCTTAAGAGATTGAAAAAAGGTTCGGATTCACTTGCGCAGCTGACGTAGGAGAGCTATGGCATTTGCTATGTGTAGCAGTGAGGTTGGATCTTTAAAAGATGGTAAAGGTAAACTCGGAAGGTTATTTGTAATAACAGACCGAGAACACTGAACCCTTTTGTTGATAAAACCAACACTACTACGAGCAGGCCAAAGGTACCCATCGTTGTCGCGTTTCGTGATGAATTCCCGTTCAAAGACTACATATTCCTCGATGTATTGAGTTCTATGTAGGTGCACGAGCTCCAAGTTTGTGAAAGCTGACTTATTCTGTAAGTAGTTACCGATTGGCAGAAGCCAATCGACTACAAACGAATAAGGCAACAATTCCCAACCGAGGAGGGCTGCATCCGAGAGTCCAGTTTCGCTAGCCCATTGTGAAAATGGGTTTGCGACCTTGACTCTGGCTTTGTACTTTACGGTCGCCTTCCCAGTACGGTAGACAGTAGTCTTACACGTACCCCCATTATTAAGTTGCTCGAAAATAACTTCTCGAGGAAACTTCTTAGTGCGGGAGCTAATAACATCGTATGACATCGCGCCTGACCCGTCCT